CACACCTACTGGAAGATTGCGCCCGGCATATGATGAGTATAAAGATATTCTCCACCAAGCATTTTTGGATGAAGTCCTCAATTTACAGAAGAAAGCGATAAGCCCAGCAATGAAGGTCTTGATTAAAAATTTATCTTCGTCAAATGGCAATATTTCTTCGGCTGCTGCCAAATATTTATTAGATAGAGAGTTGGGATCGCCAAAGACACAAGTAGAACATTCAGGCGAAATGCCACTACAAATTATAATCAAGGCACCAGAACAACCGAAAGAGAGGGTTATAGATGTCGAGTCAAATTAAAGAAATAACATTACACCAATATCAGTGGGAAGCCTTTAATTCCCCATCTCGTTTCGTAGCCCTTATATCAGGTATCCAAGGTGGTAAGACATTCTTGGGTGCTTTATGGCTTGGCTCACAAGCTATGGCTAATCCTGACCTTAATTACCTAATTGCCTATCCTACCCATAAAATTGGCTTACAGAGTACCATGCCTAAATTTTTTGAATTATACCCACAGTTTCGTAGGTTCTTTTCAGAATCCAAGGGGGAAATATCCATCCCAGGTGGTAAGGGAAAGATTTATGTTCGTTCTACCAATGACCCGGTAACCCTTGAAGGTATGACACTTAAATGTGCTTGGCTTGATGAGGCAGGGCAGATGAAAGCCGATACTTGGCTGATGATACAGGCTCGTGTTTCTATTCAACAGGGTAAGGTTATGTTCACGACCACCCCTTATAATATGGGTTGGATGTACACCGAGGTTTATAAGAGATGGCAGAATGGCGATAGTGACTACGATGTTATACAGTACCGATCGGTAGATAATCCTTTCTTCCCACAAGAAGAATTTGAACGTGCTAAAAAGACCCTTGATTCTCGTATCTTTGCGATGCGTTATTTGGGTAAGTTTGAAAAAATGGAAGGTCTTGTTTATCAGGACTTCGGACCATTCAATGTTGAGCAAACTAAAAAGATTGTTCCTGTGGCTACTTTAGGTTCAATTGACTGGGGTTTCCAAGCACCAGCCGGTATTGTTATTGTTCAATTAGATGACCAAGGGCGTTATCACGTAGTAGATGAGTATTATGAAACCCAAAAGACCACAACCGAACTTATAGACGTCGCCAGAACATTTGCCGAGAAATATAAGGTAAATAGGTGGTATGGTGATGCTGCCGAACCTGACCGAATTGAAGAATTCAAACGAGCTGGATTTTATATGTTCCCTGGGGTTAAAGATACCAATGCCGGTATCAATAAGGTTAGACAGCTAATATTAGAGGGTAAATTGGTTGTCCAAGAGCATTGTGTTCACTTCCTTGATGAAATGGCTAATTACCATTATGAGAAACCAGAATTCGGAAAAATGCCATCAGAAAAACCTGTTAAGGAATATGACCACTTATTAGACGCACTTAGGTATATGATTTCTACCTACCACCACGATAGGAATTTCTTTACAAACACTGCCAAAAAGTTGTTTAATAAGAAAAGAAGAGAAAAGAAATACGATAAAGTCACTGGACGATTACTTAGTTGACAATTATTATAAGGAGGATTTATTATGGAAACATATAGTACGACAGATATAGCAGTAGCTTCTTACCTTTTAAGCAAGGGGGATAAGCTCGAAGATGTCGATAGAACTGATACAAGACGCGTAAAATTCATATTTCCACTTAGAGAAGATACGAATGAAGATGTAAAGAACTTTTGGGCATATAAAGCTGATGTTTGCCCTCTTACCTTTTACCAAAAACTTCGTGAACTCAAGATGGTAGTTCATTGTGGAAAGGAATAAATGTCATTATTAGAAGATTTCGATAAAGAAGTAGGCTCTCAAGAACAAGAAACAAGCAAAAAGACCTTTTGGCTTCAAATTTTAGACGAATCAATGAAGGAATTTAAGCAATTCCTCGTAACTTCCCTAAATCAGATGACAAATTCGCTCAAAAAAGCAGTTTTTAAGGTTGAACTCACAAATCAAGAGAAAATTGTATTCCCTAAATCATTTGAGGTATCAAATCAAAAGGATTTCCCTAAAGATATAAGGGTAAATAACCTGTCCGACATAAAAATACCCGAAACCAAGATAAATATACCAGAATCAGTTATTGTTAAAAATTTTCCTGAATATCCAAAATTCCCAGAGATCAAAATACCAAAATCGGTTGAAGTCTCAAATATGGGCGATATTGTTAAGCAAATTGCCAAGTTTGCCGATAGGCCTGTAAAAGTCACAGTAAAGCAGGGAATGTTCGATAAAACCCCAAAAGTGACAGTAAATACCGATAATTCCGAACTTGTGACCCACATACAAGCCCTACAAGAGGCTTTTAAGGCATTGGCTGACCGAAAGTACCCTGAAACCGATATTTCACCAATTGTGGAAGCTGTGGACAAAGTTACCTACTCCCTGGACTCGCTTGAGTTCCCGGTTCCTGTTTTTAATCACACCCCAATTGTTGAGGCAATTGAGAAAATCCCAGGTGGTGGTGGCGGTGGATATGAAGTAGTCGGTGTTAAAGATGTTTCTGATGTAAGAATAAACCCAGCTACCGAAGAAACATTAAATGCGGTAGCCACTGCTGTTGATGGATTAGAGGCAACCACCCAAACATGTTCTGATGAATTACAAAGCATAGATGATAGCACATCGACAATGGCTCAACTTTTGGCTGCTGGTGCCACTTCAGATAACCAAGACCCACTCGCAAGATATAAGTTTGCCGATATTGATGATGCCGGGGCAGTTAAATACTATGGCGCAATAGATAAGGACGGCCAGTGGTATATTTTAAAATCAGATACAACCAATAAAACTTTGCGATATGCTGCTGGTAGTAGTTCTTATCCAACAGCCTGGACAGGCAGGGCAAGTCAAACTTATCAATACTTTAATGAGGCCTTTTAATGAAAACAGAGTCAAAAAAATATACAAGGGATATAGAGTGCGATATTTGCCATAAGGTTAGGACTGTGGATTATCGCCAAGTTTGGAATATAAAAAATGGCAAGTGCAATAATTTTTGTCTTAGCTGTGCCGCTAAAAATGGTAAAACTCATAATAACTTTGGAGAAAATAGGGCAGATAGCAAGACATTAAGTGAGGCACTAAAACTGGCCTACAAGGAAGGGCGTAAAATTGTTCCAGATTATACTGGAGATAAAAACCCTTGTTGGCGAGGCGGTGTTACATCAAAGGATAAATTATTCAGAAATAGTAATGGATATATCGGCTGGAGGAATGAAGTTTATAAGAGAGATAATTATACTTGCCAATGCTGTGGTCAAGTCGGTGGCCGCCTACACGCACATCACATAATACCATTTAGTTTTGATAAAAATAAAAGATTAGATATAGAAAATGGACAAACGCTATGCGTTGAGTGCCATAAAAAAACAGATACATATCTAAGTGGAGTATTCAGCTATGAAAACAGTATTTAACGCTGTTGGAGACCCTTTTGATAATGTCAACGAGGCATCTGACTTCGCTGGTGATTTTGCTGCTCTTGACCACGAACACCCAATAGAACCTTGGTATCCATCAGTAATGACAGTTAATAAAGGAACGCTTATATCGGGAACTGTCGCTGATTTAGCAGTATATGGTTCAGGTGTCGTTGATGTTAGAGAAGTGGCTGGTGCTGACCCATTACGAGTTACGCTTGATTTTACTGGCGTAGAAGCAACGATAGACAATATCGCTTTCTTTGGAAGATACGAGGGTTCTACTTCCCATCAAGTAGCAATAGAAATGTGGGATTATGTAGCATCTGCTTGGCAGGAAGTCGGACAGATGTCATCAGAAACAACAAGCCATTGGTTCTCTTTTCCGATAATAAACCCAGGACCACTTGTAAGTGCTGGTGCTTGTCAGCTAAGATTTAGACATATACAAAATGGCGTAGCTACACACCATCTTTATTTAGATTATTTAGCAGTTAGACACGGTGGGGCAGGTTCAGGTGGTGTCACATCTCACGGTGCGTTAGAGGGATTGGCGAATGATGACCACCCACAATATGTAAAGGTTGCCGATCCTAATTATGTTGACCTTACTGATGGTGGGGAAACTTCCTTGCACTCACACGCAGGAGGTGGTGGTGGAGTAGCTATTGACCAAAATGGGACTCAGGTTGAAGCTACTGCCGATACATTAAATATAGTTGGTGGCGATGAGGTCACTACTAATGCCGGGGAAGTTGCTATTCCAATTCCAAGACAATGGGGTTGGTGGGATGAAGAAGGTAAGCGCAGAATTGCTACCTCACCACAAAAAGAGGGTAACTGGAATATCTATGGAACAGTTTTAGATGTTGGTGCTAATGGCACTTGGGATGACACAGCAGCAGGTTGGCCTTGTGTGGTAAAGAACCCTGCCGATGGACTACTTTATATGTTCTACAATGGCTATGGTGGAACTGGAACTGGCTATATTTTCGGACTCGCTACTTCATCAGATGGTATCAACTGGACTAAATACGCCAATAATCCGATTATGGTAGCCGACCAAACTTACGAAGGAGGAGCAGGGCTTAATAAATATGTTCGTATTGCTTCAGTTATTTATGACGAATGGGAAACCGATTCAAATAAGCGTTGGAAAATGTGGTATCAAGCAGACGCCAATGGCGTTGGTAGAGATGATATGTGCTATGCCTATGCTGCTTCGCCTACTGGAACTTGGACAAAAGTAGGTGTTGTGCTTGGTGGATTTGGGCTAAACTACGGTATCTCGGTTACTCGCCTTGGTGAGAGATATGTTGCTTTTGTTCCGAAGCTATCTGATGGGGATTATTACATCTCAAGGTCTAATGATGGTATAACTTGGACTACACCAGTTAAGTTTATAACCCATACAGCTGCCAATCTTGAAGCAACTGCTGTCAGATATGGGGCTATCTTTAAGGGGGTTGATGGATATTACTTCTTCTATGCTGCTCAAAAGGCATCTGGGGTTACATTGAATATCTGTTTGGTCTATGCTTGGAATCCTTTTCAAACTTGGTATCGTGACCCACTACACGATGTAACTGCTATTTTCGCAGAATCAACAAACTCTTATATGCCATCTATCGTCAATCACAATGGTCAATTCTTGATGTTTTATGGTGGAGTTACAGCAGGAGCAAGAAACACAGTTAAGTTAGCATATCTAAAAGGTTACGACCTGTCAGGAGTAATATAATGATAATTGAATCAGTTAGAAATTTCATATCAGAGCCAGAGATGGATGAAATGACAGAAGTTATCGGAACAGTTGATAATCT